AGATCTCTCGTCTTTTTGAGGCTCAGGAGCAATGCCCCATACTTGGCAAAGAGAGTCTTGCCCATAGTGATGACTTTCGCCCCACCATACTGTCTCGTCCTGAGGTAGAGATCAATCATGTTCGCCTCAGTCAGAGTCGTGCTGGTGTCGTAAGTCGGACTGTTCGCCCAGTTGTAGCTCGCCCTGAGTATGTTCTGGATCGTGGCCACATTGTCCCCATCATCTATGATGCCAGCTATACCCATAGGCTCCGCATCATAGGCTTTGGTGATCGTTACATCATTTGACCATGTAGATCCAGCGGCCAGAGTCGCACCAGTCGTGCCAACAAGAGCCTCGATCTGGGCAGTGGAACCAGTCCCAAACTGGATATACATCCCCTCGGCCAGATAGAAGTTCCCATCAAGGCCAGCAGGGTTTCCGTCCACAAGGAGAGTCGTGCTGTTCGCACCAGTGCCATTCGTCAAGCAGAGCTTACCAGTGCCAGCTCCGTTGAGCATCCTGTTGAGATCGCTCTTGAAGTCATCCTTCAGGGCAGAGATCTCAGTTGACAGTATGCTGGCAATCGCCTTGACATCTCCAGTCTTTGCCGCCTCGATCGCCTGATCCGTCAGCTCAAGCGTTCCAAAGCAGTACGTCATGTCGGTGTAAGGCTGCTCGTATTTCGCCTTGCCAGTGAACGGCTCGGAACCTTCCGCAGCGGAATATATGCCGCTGTGCCGCCCAGTCCTTGCGGCAATGTAGATCTGATTGTTCGCTATCCTCACGCCCACATTCTTCTGGATTTTGTTGAAGAGAACATTCTCTTTCGGGAGCTGATCCTGAATCGTGGGTATGATTATCTTCTTCAGGACTGCACCTATATTGCTGATCGTAAGTGCCATGATTCACCATCCTTTATTTTGTTTTTAGGTTTTCGCCATCTCTTCTTGTAACGCCCCAGCGATCGAATCCTCAAAGGCAGCCCTGCTGTCGGCTGAGACAATCTTGTGATCGTCTTTTTTTCCTTTAGGCTTGCTTTCCCCTTCTTCGGAATCCGTTGACTTTCCCTTTTTCTTGAGATAGCCTGCGATCACTTCTTCTGAGAACTTGCTCAGGGAAGTATGACAAGCTCGGCCAACATCCTTCAGGGTATTCACAAAATCAGCCTCGTCCTTGTAGTCCTTCGGATTGTCCTTCATGTAGCTGGACACAAGGGACTCCCAGATCTTCCTGCTGGATTCTGCATCAAACTTCAAGCCCTTCGGATCCTTTTCGTCAGTCAGCGTGTCCAGTGTCGTGCGATAGACTTGCTGGGCATGAACCACCTGAGCCTTATAATCCTCCTGAGCCTTCCGTTCTTTCGCCTCATTCGCCTCTTTGTCGGCCTTATCCAGTCTCTCTTGGAGGCTCTGGATCTGATCGAGTGAGGCCTTTACAACCTTATACATGGGAGACTCTGGATCCAACTCTTCCAGTTCTTTCGACAGCTGGATCTCCTGAGCTTTCAGCCCAGTCTTGGCTCCCTCCACTTTATTCTCTAAAGCATTGTTCAGCCGATCAAGCAGCTCTTCGTCATATTCGCCCTTGTTGTTCATGAGCTTGGATGAGAATTTGATCAGATGCTCCACTGCCTTCTTATTGCCTTTGACAACCTCAGCCCAGTCCTGAAGTTCCTTGACGCTCTTCTCCTTCTCGGACAAGTCCTGAGTCTTTTTCGTGTAATCCTTGCCCTTCTCCAAGAGATCCTTCAGCTCGCTCTTCTTGAGCTTGCCCAGATCCTTGAGATCGAACTCTTCATCTTCGGGCTTGGGATCTTCCTTCTTCTCGTCTTTCTTCTCAGCGGCTTTCTCCTTGCCCTTATCTTCTTCGCCTTCCTCTTCCTTCCCTTCGTCCTCGTCTTTCTCTTTGGGATCCAGAAGATCCTCCAGCTCCTTCTCTTCTTTGTCGGAGCTGCCTTCGCCTTCATCCCCTTCGGGAGCAAAGCTCATGAAAAGTTTTGGCATCAAGAGATCAAATATAAACATGTGTTCCTCCTTGTTTTGGCCTGATTGCCACTCGCTGGATCAGGCAGCTTGTTTTAAGCCTTCACCTTATTCACAGCCTCCTGAAAAGCATTGCCTTTCCCAGAAGGTTTCCATCCATTCTTTACGGCCTGAGCCACTCTTTCAAAATCGTCTCTCTTCTTGGCCGTCTGGAACATCCTCGTCTCTCCGCTCGACATCTTGAGTCCTCTTTCGCCTACCTTCATGCTGGCATCCCTCCACCTGCTGGCGGCATAGCTGGAGCTGGCAGCGGAGGCTTGCCCTCGCCACCTGAGGCAGCCGTTGACTCGGCCAGCAAGAACTGTTGATGCTGTTTCATGTGTTTAATGAACTTCTGCTTGACTGGATCTGGCAGTTTCATCCAGTCCGCTGTTTTCATAAAATCAGTATGAGTCTTGAGATGCACAGGATGATCTTCCCACAGCTCGGCCTGAACTTGGAACTGATCCCCGATCAAGTTGTTGTTCTCTTCTTTGGCCGCCTGCTCGTCAAGCGAATGGTAGATCCCCTCGACATCCCCGAACTCCAAAAGCTCTTTTGCCTTCTCTTTAGAGATGAATCCTCTCTTCTCAAGCTCAAGGATGAATGTCTGTCTGGCCTGCTTGCTGTTGGGCATGGATGATCCCAGAGATACCCTGACCCTGCGATTGCCTATGATGTCGGCTCCCTTGAATGACTTGACCTCTTGGCCGTATAGCTCGCCAGTGATCTCAAGGAACCTGCCCTCAGCGTATTTCGTCTGCATGATCTCCAGCACAGTCTCCATGAAGAATGACAGCTTTTGCTCCATGCTCACAAGCTGGGGAGCCAGCTGGCTTGTGTCCAGCTCGGACAAGTTCTCGATCGCCACGCCTGACTTCGCCTGCTGAGGGATCCTGCCCAGTGATGTGTCATGGACTCCAGCAATATCTTCCATGTCCCTGCGGATCCTCATGATGTCCTCGCCCAAAAACGCTGGAGGGGCAGGAGGATTCATGTATTGCGGAACCCCGAACCCTGTATTGAAAAATATCAGCTGGCCAACTTCGTCATCCCACTTGCTGGAGATCTTGCTCTTCCTCGGAATCATGACCTTGCCAGCCATCCACTTCTTATATCCTGCCAGCCTTGTGATCGTGTAGTTATATTCTTCCTGAAGGCTGACCAGCTGCTCCACCATGCTCTGGGCATAGGGAACCATGCCGAACAGGAGATCCAGATAATCGAACTTCTGGAGCGGCAAGCGGCCTTTATACTCTTCGGGGAGATCCTCTTCCATCAGGATCGCCTCTTTTGCCGCCACTATATGCCGCCCTTTCTTGAACTTGGATGAGGGCAGCTCCCACTTCTCATAGACTCTGGCCGCCCGATCATACTTCACATCATAGGATCCCTCGATCATGTTGACCAGCCTTGAGGCATAGTCATCCAGCTGGAGCTTTTCATCTTCGACATCCATGCCGTAAAGATCTTTGATCTGCTCAAGGCTCATGATCCGCTGCCTGATCACATACCGCCTGAGCGGATCCGCAAAGACATCAAAATTGTGCAGCACCTCAACCTCAACCTCCCCGATCTCGACATCCTCGGAGATCTTCCCAGCAAGGAACGCCTTTGTCCTCGTCTTGGGATTGAAGAAAGGATATAGCCAGCCGTTACCCATTGAGAGACAATAAGAGAAAAGCTGCTTGAGGATAAGCTGCATGCTCGCATAATCTTGGCAGAGGATCGGATTGTTCTTGTTACAGTTCTGGAAAAAGTCCTCGGAACATTCCTGAGCGATCTTGGCCGCTCCCCGATCCCTCTCAGTGTTTGTCGTGGCCTCGATATTCACTGTTGACTTCATCATCATCATCTTGGAAAGCAGCGATCTGTAAAGCGGCAGGATATAGTTGGAGACTCGCCTCGTCTTTTTCTTCCGCTCCATGTTCTTCAGTTCCCAGTAGATCCGCTCGTCAAGGGAAGAGACAGGCTTTTTCTCGATCGTGAAATATTGTTTGCCGTAGAGGAACGCCAGATTGATCAGCCATTGCCGCTCAAAGACAGTCCGATTCTGCCTGATCGTCTCAACCTGATCCGTTATCTTCTTGATTTTCTGGAGATCCTGAGGGGATGCAGCGGCCTTCTTCTTTGATGCGGAGACTTCTTTCCCTTCGCCCTTCTGGACTTCTTTCAAAGCGGCAGAGATCGCCTGTTCTAAGGCCATAAGTTACGCTCCTTTTTCTCGCTCATCCTCAAGGCCTTCTTCGATCTGCTCTTGCACATTCTTTCCTTTGGATGATTCGGGGAACCGCATGGCTCTTACTTCAAACTCGTATTCAAACTTTTCCTCTTCGGGATTCTTCTCAACTCGCTTGCTCTTCACATAGAGCTTGACCTCGGCCTCAAACTCTTTGCCCACCTTGTCGCTGGGAAGATTGAGATCCGTCCTGTTGATGCAAAAATAAGGATAGATTGTCCTCTTCTTGCGATCGCTGACTGGAGTCGGGGAGCAAGCCTCGATCTCTTTTTCCAAGCGGCCTAAGCTGATATACTTTCTGGATGCCATGTGTCCTCCTATTGTCCGAACTCTTCGGCTGGATCCTCGGATCCTTGTGCCTCTTCTTCGTCAATGATCTTCGGGATCTGATCGGCCAGAGACTTGTCAGCTCTCGCTGGATCCGCACCCACATGCTTGAGAAGGCTGTCAATCACTCGCTGCAAATATTCGTTGTGCTTTTCCAGTGCTTTGCACTTCTGGCATCCGAACATGATCCCCTCCCTTTTGACATCAAAGATATACTATGAAAACAGATCTGTCAAAAAAAATCTTTTTGTCTTTCCCCATAGAGACCAGTTTTTGCTTTTCGTTTTCGTCTTAAAAGTTATCCACAGGGAGAGGGGAGGGCATAGCCCTCTCTCTCTTTATCTTTATCTTAATCTTCATCTTCAGAGCAACTAAATTTGACGCTGTTCATACCTTGTATGAACAAAGTATTACTTCAATGAATATAATGACTTACACATTTTTAACTATTTATCAAGAAAAAAGTGAGATTATATAAAGAAAAACGATTTTTGCTGTTTTTGCCGATCCCATAATATTATTACAGATTATTAGAGACTTTTCGCTCGGGGAGTTATCCACAGATCACACTTAACATTTAGCACTCGAAGGGATAGGGTGCTAATCCTCCAGCCGCTCCGCACCCTCTTCCATGATCTCGATCTCATCCTCTTCGACATCAGCATCCCTGTTCTTCGTCCGCTCCATGTCGGCCTTCACCACATCCCAGAACCGCTGCCCTGATGTCTTGGGCTTGTCCTCATGATAGACCTCATACAGCTCACCAAAGAGTCCCCAGCAGGCCAGCATCCCTGCCGTTACACAGTCATCATGCTCGCCTTCAGGGGATCCGTATATGATCCTGCGGCTGGCCGTCAGCTCGGCCTTGTAGAGCTTATGCTCTTGGATCCATGTCCTCATCAGCTCGGAATCGTCCTCGCTCAGATCCTCAGGATCAGGCCATGAGACCATCTTCTCTTGGATCGCCACAGCATACCGCTCCACCATCTGATCCTTCAGGGTATTCGTGAACTTGATCCCTGCATGCGGCTTGTCCTTCTCGCAATATACCCTGAGGCCTGCTCTCTGGAGATCCTCAACGATAGGATCGCCCACGCCTGTCGCATCAATGAATGTCAGGGCATGCCTGAACTTCTCAGCGATCTTGAGGATCCGTTCCTTCGTCAGGCTCCAGCTTGTCTTGTTCCATCTGGCAATATAGTCAAAGTGCTTTGTCCTCGCATTGATCACCGCCACCACATTGTGATCATGAGTCTTGGCCAGATCCACGCCCATCAAATACTCAACATCTGGATCCAGCTTGTCGGGAGCCATGAACACGCCATGCTTGATCCTGTCCAGTCCCTTGAACACTGCGGCATCCACTTCCGCTGACCAGTCATTGAGGACATATCTGCGATACATCTCAGGCTTTTTTACCTTGATGATCTCAAGATTCTCAAGGAAGTCTTTGGGCAGATTGTTGGCATTGTCCATTGTCATGGCCTCAATCAGCTTGAACTTGCCCTGAAGATCCTTGTTCTCAACCTCGCCTGACTTCCAGATCCGCTTGATCCAGTTATCGCCAGCCACATTGCCGATCAGGAAGATTGACCGCTGCGGCAGATGCCACCTGTTGAACTCTTCTGTCGGATCCACTGCTCGCCTGAGCCTGCCGAACAAGAGCCAGAAGGCTCGATCAGTCTCCAGTTCCTCGGCCTGCTCGATCGCTGCCCAGCCCAGATTGACATTCTGGAGATTCTTGTGTCCCTTCGTGCCAGCTTGCAGCAGCTCTTCAAAGTGCCGAAAGCAGATCATGGATCCGTTGGGCAGCTCAACTTCTCTTTTGCTGTTGACCTTCATGCCAGTGTAGTTCTCAAAGTCTCGGATCGTAGAGTCTCGGAGATCCTCGAACTCCCTGCGGATAATAAACCCCAGATTGTTGGGGATCATCTCGGAATAGATCAGCGATCGTGCGATCAGGCAGAGCGTCTTGCCAGTTCCCCAGCCGCCTATATAGGCAGGGAACGGAGATCTGCAATAAGTAAACTCGGCTTGGAAAGGCTGGAGGGTAAAGTCTCGCTCTTCGAGAACCTTCATTCCTTCGGCCTCCAGTTGGCAGGGACTTTGAATGTCAGCTTGACTGGGATCGTCTGCTCTTCGTCATCCATGCGATTGAACATACCCTTGAGCTTGGCAGCGATCTCAACGGCCTTGAGCTGTGCCTGATTGTCGGGGACATCAATGAAGTCTTTTGTGCAGCCATTGGCTGGAGCCATCTCGCCATCTTCCTGAGATGTCGGAGCATCCTTCTTGATATAGACATTACAGCTGATCGGCTTAGTGGCCTCCATCTGCTC